CCGCAAAAGTTCTGTAAGGTTTTAACTTAACTCTGTTAGGCAGGATTACATCCTCGACGCTTGCCACGCCTGTACTCATTGCAACAACTTGCGACACTCCATCATCCTGCACAGTTTTTACGCTAGTTTCTTTTACATTTCCACTCACTTTTAAAAGTAAATTCTTATCCTCTGTATCTACAAAAGAGGATTGTAACATAATATTAAATTCTTCTGTATCAAGCGAACAACCAAAATTGATATGAGGTAATAATGCTTTACTATCAACATAAATATTCCTTTTCCCACTTGCCATTAATTCAGAGTACAATGCAACACTCTTAGGGCTTTCAACATGAACTATAAGTCTATCACTTTTAGCATCACTATCAAACTCTGATTTTATATACCCTATTAAACCGTCCAATGTATTTAAACCAATTATTTCAACTGGTTTTGAATGTACTGGAATTAAATGGTCTGTTGTATATGTAACCCCATTAACTTCTTTTGTTTCTATTTTTCTTGCTCCAACTTCCATTACTCTGTTAAATAAATCTGTTAACATATTAAACACTCCCTTTTAGTTTTTATAAGTCTTTTAAACTCTTAAATTTACGAATATTATCTTCTTCACTTTCTTTTACTTCTGTTTCTTCTGTTACACTTGTTTCTTTACTCTCCAAGTCGCCTAATTTTACTTGCCCCGGCAACTGATTTCCATATTCGTTTGCGTCTACTTCGCCAGTTCTAAAATCCTTTTCAACTATAATGTCCGTTTCACTAGGTAAGACACTTGCGAGCTTTGGAATAACTTGTATTTGTGTATTAACATGAGAACGATTTTTGCCTGGTTTTAGTGTAACCTTTACAGTCAAAGACCTTGTAGATGTTGCTGGCGTATTAGGGTCTTGTATGTTTTTAAATATCTCCATGAACCCTTTTTCAATCTTTTCTTTTGTCTCTCCATTGCACAATGTTTCTAAATTAATCATTTTTTAAATCCTCCCTTCTTTTTTTATTGACGGCTTACGCTGTTACTTTTTGTTTCTTTTCAGATAAAACAGGGAATTACAATAAGTCTGTTATTTCTAGCAAACAATCTGGGCATACGTCTATACTTCCTAGTTGGTCAGAAACGGAACGATTGTTGTTATAATTTTCTAAAACTGGCATTGAAGTTAATTCCTCCGAACTGTCTACGCTTGCCCCACATTTATCACAACATATCCTCCTTTTTAGTTTTGGAGCCTCTTTTTTGCCTTGTTCCATACCTTTTGCGATTAGGTCGCCAAAATTGAAAGCCATTTTCCCTACTTCTGACATAATCCTCACTTTACTATTCCCTAGAGTGTCCAAGGCTTTCATAGCATCCTCTTCTGAACATTCATCACTTACAGCAAAATCCATTAAATAGCTGTCTTTTGCTCCTATTACGTCCTCATACTTCATGTACTCGTCGATAGTATTGCATAAAATAACTTTTATCATTTTTAAGCCTCCTTATTTACTTTTTTACTTTTTTAATTGGTTTAGCGTAGCCGTCAAAGTACGCATTAATGTTGCTTTGCAAGATTAGTCCATTTTATCTATACTGACGATATTTTCTAAGTCATAAGAATTATTTTTCTTTTTATTTTTCTGGTCTTTAATGCATAAATCGCCTATATTATTTACAATTTCAAGACCAAGTTCATCCAGGAAATTTATTTTCCTAACTATAGTTTTAATTTTTTCTGCCCTCATGAAAAACCTTCCTTTCATAATTGTGTTGCAAAGTAGAATTTCTAATTTAATAATACACCATCTTGTTCCGCAATGCAACTATTATTTTTCAATTAAGTGTTGCATTGTAAACTAAAATGCTTTATTCTATATTTAAGGCAAAATTCAAAGAGGGAGTGGTAAAACTTGTGCGAACAAATCCAAGAAGAAAATATAAAAGATAGAATAAAAGAAATAAGAGAAGATGCTGGTTTATCTCAAAAAGATTTTGGAAGTAAAGTAAAATTATCAAGAAGCCAAATAAGTTGTTACGAAAAGGGAATAAGGGACGCAACCGACCGGTCAATAAAAGACATCTGTAGAGAATTTAATGTGAATGAAAATTGGCTAAGATTTGGAGAGGGCGAAAAATATTCGATAAATGAAAAAGATTCATTACTGGCAGAAGTACTAGCAGAGATAACTATTTCGGATAATATTCCAATAAAGGAAATAATAATAAAACTTTGTGAACTTGATGAGGAATATCTTGATTTAATAAATAAATTAATTGATGGTTTATTAAAGAAATAAAAAAACAAGCGCTATTTAGCACTTGTTTTTTGCTTTTATTAAGTATGTATAGGTAAATTTTAAAACATTAATATTATTGATTTGCATTATAATTGCTACTATTTTTTCCCTAAACTCGTCCTCTCTCAACCAAATCATCCCCCTATATGCAGATAGAATAATACATTCTTAAAATTTGTAAAAAATAACTTACAATTTTAATTATACCCCCTTTTGTTCGATATTACAAGAACACATGTACGATTTTTTGTCGTAATTAAACATTTATACTACAATAATAGTACCTTTTAGCAAATTTTGCTACTGGAAAATAATTCCAATTCAATTTATTTTGAATTTTCTCACATTAAAAAATTGTAGGGTCAAATATTTAAACCCTATAGCTCCATATCAAAAAGTCAACGGAGTAGGAATTTATATATATATATAAATTCCTACTCCGTTGACTTTTTGTTTAAATGCAAATTTCTAGTTGCTCTGTTTTTTCTTTTTCTTTTTCAATTTTAAGTCTTTTTTCCTCTGTCTCAGTATTAGGATTAATATTTTTATAAAAAAGATACTTTCTAATACTGAGCACTTTCGAACTTGTTTCTTTTCTATCATAAAAATTTCGTTCAATATGCAACCTATTTTCTCAGTTGTTATTTCTTACATCAATCCTTTTAATAGCAATAGTTTTTCCTCTTCATCTAAGGAATTTAACATTCTATCTTTTGTATATTCTATAGCATGCTCTAAGCTATTATCTTTTTTATCTAATTCTAATTCTTGTTTTATGTCGTCTATGGTTATGTATCTTTTTATATTATTAATTCTAATTCTTTTTCTTGTCCCTGGTTCAGTATTAGGATTAATATTTTTATAAAAAAAGATATGTTCTAATACTGAACCACTTCTATAGTTTTTATTTTCTATTACGAAAATTCCATTTAGTATAATCTCTAATTTTTTAGTGTTTAAATCCCATACTTCCCCTAAGATAAGTCTTAAATCGTTCGTTAACTCTTGTAAATGCACTTTTGTATAAGATGTCCCAACGCCAAATAATTTGTCTATATAGTTAAACTTAGTCACTTCTATAAGTTCATCATTTAAAAATTGTGGATATTCTTCTTTTAATTCTCTATATATTAAAGTATTTATTTTATTAAATATTGCCCCACGCTTTCTATTTGCTGTGTTCGCTAATTTCCAAGCTAGTTCTAAACTAAATTTATTATCTAGCACGTAGTTAGAATATAGTTCTAGCATGCTATTACTTTTACTTTTCTTTACTAAATTATGTATGTCATACTCCTTGTATGCCTTCAAACACCCCTCAGAACTCAGTTTCATATCATTATGGTACTGCATTAGTTTAAAGCTCTTAGAATCGCTTTTAATCTGTCTGTAGCCTACTAGAATTTCTTTATGTTCTTTTAAAATTTCTCTTGTTGCGTCTTTAATCTCTTTTGCAACTTTTTTATATTCTTTTAACTCTTTCTCATTTGTGATATTTTCTTTCATATCAGCTATTTCAATGTTCTCGAAGTATTCTTCTAATAGTACTTTAAAGCTTTGAATTGTTCTTGTATTATAATAATTGCTGTAAACTTGACTTTTTATATATAACTTATCTACTTTGTAGCAATTATCTTTTGTGCAATAGTAAACATTAGAATCCATTCTAATTGGTGTTGCATTTATCCCGACAGTTTCAAATTGTAACATGTGTTTAGATACTTTGTTATAAGCCTCTTTTAATATAGTTGCTTTTTCTATGTTTTTATTAACTAGCCACTCGATTTTATAAATATTGCACTCTTCATCGTATTTATTAAATATGTGTATATTTGCTTTTTTCAAGTTTCTAAACCTTGCAACATATTGCTTTATAGCTCCAACGTCTTTTATATTCACTATAATTATATCTGTAATATTTTTATTTTTTATGTTAACACCAGCTAAAATAGTTGTTGTATTTAAAAGCGTTTCATAGCCTTTCATATCTGAATTTTTAACTATTCTATTGTATAATTCATTCTCTTCTTTCCCATCTGCATATACAACATCAGCGTTTTTGTCGACTGAATCTCTTATAAATTCAAGAGTTGATATATCATTCATTAGCATTGCACTATTTTTTGATTTGTTTATTATATTAATTATTTCTGTAAAGTTTTTATTGTCAAAGTCATTGTATAATTTAACGTTGTATTTTGTTTTTTGGGTTTGAGTATACTCTATTATATAATCATATATTTCAAATTCCAATTTTGTTGGAGTTGCTGTTATATCTATTCTTCCTTTGCATTTTGTCATTATATTATTTAGATTTTTTATTGCTTTCGCTCGATAAGCGTCTGTGTATGTTTGATGTATTTCATCGACTACGATTATATACTCGCTTAAGTCTACATCTATGAGTTGTTCAGTTTTATCCCAAGTCATCACTACTAGATTATTGCCCTTTAGGGCTTGTTTAGCAGGTATCTTATCATATGCACCAGCTACGCTATATTCGTGCATTGCTTGCTCTACATTAGAAGCGTTAGGAAGTATAAATAATGCTTTAGTTTTTAATTTTTTTAATGTATTTATAAAGCTGTAACTTTTTCCTGCTCCTGTTGGTGCAATAAATAAGGTTTTTCCTCTATCATCTGCATTGGCTATAGCTGTTCTAATTCCAAGCGGTTTTTCATCTATATATTTTTTTATTTCATATATTTCATGTCTATTAAATTCAGAATAATTTTCCTTTTCATGCTCTGCTCTTTCAGCGTTACATTCTTCTAGAAATAATTTATCTATATTATTTTTATTAGTATTTTTCACTTTTATCCCTCCATTTTTTCACCTGGAGGTTAAAACTCTTTCCGATTTTTTGTAATAATTTTACTATTAAAATTACCCTAAAAACCTTGTGTTTTTCTATATTTTATCTTATAATATAAATATAAGTATAGAAAAACAAGGATATATTATCCTTCAAAAGAGGTCTAACCTCGTGTGCGAGGAATACTATTGTTTGACGGCAGTGAGTATTCCTCATTTTATTTTTTTGTAGATTTTTTTAAACCAATTAAAAAAAGTTTTTTCTGCTTATTATGATTATAATTATAGCACATTTAAATTATAAAAAAATATACTGTTTTCAAAAATAAATTATTTTTTAAAAACATATTTCCTAAAAAACTGTATTTTAAAAGACTTAGCATATTTACTAAGTCTTTTTTATATGTAAATATATGTTATAATAATCTTGCAAGGAAAAAATGATTGAAAAGTGTAAGAGTAGTTATTTCCATGTTAAACGCCAAATTCCATAACGGAAGGAGGTGGAGTGATATGGTAATAGATTTTTTATTAAGTGTACTAGCTGGTGTTGTATCAGCTTTTATGTATGAGAAAATAAAAAACTACTCAAACGCCAATAAGAGTAGTTTAAAAAAGTAATTAATTTTTAATCTGAATTGGAAATAACTGCTCTTGTATAAAGTAAATCATTATTTCCTTGTTTTTATTATATCATATTTTAGATAAAATGATTCAATTTTATATCATTTCATATTTGTTTATTTTTCAATTATTAAAGTGTTTGAAATTAAAAAACGCTCTTTTGCACGAAAGAGCGTTTTTGAATTTGATTTAAAAATCAAATTCAAAAGTCTGGATATTTTTTTACTTTAGACGAAAACTACACTCTTACGACTAGAATATAGTTCTCTTGCTTTTATTATATCACAATTTCTTAAAAAAGATACGAATTTATATCATTTCAATATACCAAAATTTTCTAAAAAAGTAGGGCAAAACTATTGTTTTTATCGTCACGTTATGCTATAATTATATTATAGAAAGGAGGTGACAACAAGGAAATGAGTAGACTAGAAAGAAGACAAAAAAATAGAGAGAAAAGACTCAGCAAAGTTAAAATCATTCTCTCTATTCTGAGTATTTTAGTAAGCTTGATAGATAGACTTATCAAATTACTAAAAGACTTGTAAGTTTTAAGCTGGGAAGGAATTGCACTTCCTTCTCAGTGACTTCTTTCTTAAATTATAACACATTTTCTTGAAATGTATGAGTAAAAAAGTATATAAAATATGCGTTGCTGTAATTATTTTTACAATAGTTTTAGACTTAATTCTTCTAGTAAAAGATTTTAACTTAAGCAATGTAGTTTGGTTAATTATGAGTTTTTTATTATTAATATTTTTTCGTTGGCAACGCAAAAAAGGCGAGTGGTAGTTTTGAAAGAAACAAGGATTTTGAATATTAATTTTAACAAAAGTGGTTGTGGCTCTACGAGTACTAGGCTTAATCTACCTATTAGATTCTTACGAGAATTAGGTGTAACTGAAAGCGACAGGAGCGTAGAAGTAACTTTAAAAGGCGACGAAATAATTATTAAAAAGGCTAAGAATGAATAACTTTTTCTACAAAAGAAGGTTGCTTTTTTCTTAGCCTTCTTTTTCAAATTTTACTATAATATAAAAATAATACTGTAATATTGTAAAAATATTATCTTAATATTATATATATAATATTTTAGTGTTATTAAAATAATGTATTAATATTATAAAAAATAATATATAAATATTGTGTTCATATTGTTAAAATATTGTATTTAATAATATAAATATATTGTTGCGATATTATAAAAACAATACTACAATGTTATTATAATATTATAAATATAATAATGGGGTGGAAACATGGCAGATACAAAATTAATTACGTATTTTAACATAAAAGGGGGAATATATAAGACAACAACTTCTATAATGACAGCGTATGAACTTGCAAAAGATAAAGATAAAAAAATTCTCTTATGGGACTTAGATGTACAAGCAAATCTAACACAGTATGTTTATGAAATAAATCATAATGATAATACTACATTAGATATTTTGAAAGGGATTAGTGCTAATGATGTAATAGTCAAGTCGCCTAATGGAAATTACACTAATGTAGACTTAATTCCTTCTGATATACAAATGGCTAGATTTGAACAGGAGCTATCACCTCTACCAGCTAGAGAAAAATTTTTAGCTCGTTGGTATATGGAAAACTTTAATATTTTGAGTGAGTATGATTATATTATCTGTGATTTATCTCCGCGCTACGATTTAACATCTAAAAACGTGCTTTTTTTGGCTGATAGTGTAATTATTCTAATTCAAGATAAAAACATTTCGAGCCTTAGAGGGGCAGACTTATTTAAACAGCTCTGGGATGTTGATAGAACCTATTTCGATAAGGAGGATAATATAAAAAGTACTATTTTAGTTGGATTTGAGAAAAAGAAAACTCAAATTAGTGATACTTTCGATTCTTATCTGGAAGGGTTTAACGATATGAGAGATATTATGTTAGATACATATATTAGAAAAAATGAGTTTATAGAGAAAGCACTATTGAAAAAACTATCTCTAACAGATTATACAAAAATAACTAAAGACCATTTCAGTAGGCAAGAGTTTACTAATATGTTAGAAGAACTAAAAGTGAAAGGAGTGTTATAGATGCCAAGTTTCGATAGAGACCTTTTAGTTGATAAAGAAAAACCAGTTTTGAAAAACGGGACAATCGTACAAAATGATTCTACAACTACAGACAATAAGACATTAAACATATATAATCTAG